AACATATGTTCAAGATGGTTCTCTAACGCCCGTCCCGCCCGCGATTTCCGACGGTTGGTGACCTGCTTGGATAATTCGTCGAACTCGTCGAAAGCGTCTTCGCCAAAGAATCCCTTCCGGAGCCGTTCGGCGACCAAGTGTTTTTCCAGTGTCCGGAACAGGATTTCCTCGCGGGTGCACCATTCAAGCAGAACCCGATCAGGATCGCCCTTCAAGTCGGCGTCGGCAATGTCCGGCATGGTGTCGCGGGCAAACAGGGAAAAGGTGGACGTGTCCGGGAACTGGCCGTTGAAATCACGGAGCATCCGATCCAGCCACGTTTCATCGCTGTCCTCGACCGTGACGCCGATAGCCTCCAATACAACACGCGAGGCAAAGCCGAGGCGATCCTGCTCCGTCTCCAGCTCGACCCGGAGCGATATGTTTAATTGTGGATTGCCGAGGTTGAACAACCAGCAGAGCTGCCTTTCGATGTCCGAACCCGCCTCAGCCACGATCACCAGTATATGGCCGTTTGGGCGCTTGGCGATGACGAGCAGATCGCCTTCCGCCATGTTCATCGACATGGTCGTCGTCGGATAATAGAGCCTGCATTCCGGCGACCGCCTTTTTCCGGACAACCATATCTTGTCACGAGTGTTTTTTGGCGGAGTGGAACGATAATCAGACCACGTCACGAATCCAGATTCAGGGGTCGCGTCATACTCATCGTCACACAAGTAAAGAAATGTAGCCGGGAAAGTTTGTTTTTCGGATGGTATACCGAACATATGGGTGAGCTTCTTAACCCCATTGAACTCGTGCTGATGACTGCGGGAAGGATCTGTCTCGACGGCAGAAAGCCGTTTGGACGCCACCGCGTCGAAGTACTGCGACAGATAGCCAAGTTTCATGGTTTTGCCCTTCCCGAAATTTCAAGACGCTTCTTTGCGCCGCGCACCCATGCGGACAGGCGTTTTTCCATTCGTTCCGGTCTAATCCGCCCCCGTCCACGCAACGCGCACTCCCATACCACGGCCACGCGCCACCCGTCTCTCCGGAGCGTTGTCGCCGCCAATCCGTCACGCGCTTGGTTCTTCTCAATCTTGTTTTGCCAAAACATCTTCCGCGTTTTGGGCAGGCGGAAAGACGGGCAGTCATGCCCATGCCAAAAACAGCCATGAACGAAAACAACGGCTCCGTACTTCGGAAGGACAATATCCGGACTACCCGGAAGGTTTTTGGCATGAAGCCGGAAACGGAACCCCGCCTTGTACAACAGGCGGCGAACCATGATCTCAGGCGTGGTGTTTGAGGAACATATCGCGCCCATCACTCGGCTTCGAGTCACCCGGTCCATCGTGTCGGCCATGAATGGTTCACCCAACCGTCAGCAGGTGTTCAGAATAGGCCAACGGCGACCCCGCCCCCCTTTTCCCAGTAAGGACGTGAGGTTTCATGATGCGAGCCACCTCCCGGATCACCGGAACCGCCACGCTGTTTCCGAATTGTCGGTAGGCTTGCGTATCGCTTACCGGAATCCTGTAATCGTCAGGGAAGCCCATGAGGCGGGCGCACTCGCGAGGCGTCAGGCGGCGCGGATTTTTCCCTTTACCGCGAGAGATCAGTATCTCTGAACCATCTTTGTAGTAACGCGCCGAAAGCGTCCGCGCCACGCCGTCACGGTCAACCAGACCATAACCGAAGCCGTTGCCGGCGGCCCGGTGTTTTTCAGCGTAATCCTGGAGGTATTTCCATAAATGGTCGCTGAGCGTATATTTGGGGCTGACTGCGGCCTTGGCGCCTGACGTATAGGGAGGCTCGGGCGATTCTGATCCGTCTTCCGGGTGGAGAATGTCCGACATGACGGGTTGGCTGGCAGGCATATCCAGCGAATCCCATGAAAAGGGTGTTTTCTCTCGGAATCCGACAATGATGATGCGCTCCCGATGTTGGGGAACCCAATGGCGGGCGTCAATGACCTTACTGTCCACATGATAGCCCAATTCCTGCCGCAACACATGCATGATGACTCGGAAGGTGTTTCCTTGGTCGTGGGACATTAGGTTTTTGACATTCTCAAGCAGGAACGCGGCGGGGCGCTTAGCCTTGATGATACGGGCCACGTCAAAGAACAAGGTTCCCTGCGTGGTGCATTCAAATCCGTGAGGACGCCCCAGCGAGTTCTTTTTAGACACGCCCGCTATTGAAAACGGCTGACACGGAAAGCCCGCTAGGAGAACGTCGTGTTCCGGAATGTCTTCCTCTGGACAGGTTACGATATCACCGGCGAAGGGGTGTCCCATACCAAAGTTTTCCAAGTAGGTCTTTTTGGACCACTCGTTCCATTCGCTGGTGAACAAGCATTGCCCCCCAACACCCTCGAACGCCTTGCGGATACCTCCGATCCCGGCAAATAGGTCGATGAATGTAAAGTCCCGGTCCGTCTTACCATCGAGGGGATCCGGGCGCAACGAGTCCATGACCGCTTTCAAGGCAAGTTCAATACGCGGACTGACCCCGGCCCTGCGCCATCGGCTAATCGTCTTGGCCGAAACCGCCAGACGGGAAGCCAGCTGAAGGACGCCCATGCGTTCGCTTAATAACTGCAGTAAGGTCACATTCTGTTCAACGGACATACTCCCCCTCCCCGGCAGCATCCACGACGGCGGGAAATCAATGCGACATTTTGTCTAAAATGAGTCCCGCCGTCAAGAAAAAACGTCCTTAACAATTTTACTTCATCCGACTCCGAAGGCGGCTGTAAACGAAGTGTGGCGATCATGTCCCTAGCCCCTGCTCAAGCCGGGCGCATGATCACAAACAACCCCCGCCCCGCCTTCACGAAGCGCGACTCCGCATCCTTCGCGGCCATGTCGCGCATGATGGCGGCGGGCAGGGTCGCATACGGCGTCTTGCCGCCGTTCGGCGACGACCACAGGCCGCGCTCCACGATGGCCCGCCAGATGGCCTTTGCCTGCATCGCCTCGGAAGCATCGACCAACACCGAAGCCGCCGCGTCAAGTAGGGTGAACCGGCGAGGCGCGTCCGGGTCACGCCGGGAACGCGGCGCGGGACCGAGGGCGGCCCGCTGGTCGCGCAGGCCGGTCAGTTCGATACGCTTCAGAAAGCTCGGACACCAGGCGGTTCATCGCCTCGCGGGTCTCGGCGATGCGCTGGTCGAGTTCGGCGACCTCGGCCGACGGGACGGCGGAGGGCATGGTCTCGGCCACTGGCTGGACGGCGGCCTCAGAAGCCGAATCGGCGGGGTTAGCGGTTTTTCGCCTCTTGGCAGGTGTAACAGGCATCTCGGTGACCATCGGCCCAACAGCGGCCTCCGGCCCGATGGCTGGCGGAACGGTCTCCGGCAGTTCGACGCCCTCCGGCTCGGCAACCGCCGCGATGGCCTTACCAGAGCTCGCCGTGGCTGGCCTCGCGGCCCTCTGTCGCTTCCTGGCGGGCACGGACGCCTTCGGCACAATTGCCATCGTCTCGGCCTTCCGTGACCCCTTGGCGGACTTCGACCGCATGGCCGCAAGATTGGCAAGGTCGGGAACGCAAGCGCCGCATAAGCGGACGCTGATGCGTTCCTCGTTCGTGGCGCTCGTTTCCTTGGCGCAACGGGCGCAGGTGAACGATTTCTTCGGCTTCTTCGCGGCAGCCATGTTTTCCCCTTTCAATTGGGCGTTTTTGCGCCTCGCGCACCGATGCGCGACCTTGCTTGCTTTACCGTGCCAGTGGCGCGTTAGCCAGTCATTTCTTCGAAAATGCCCGATTTTATTGATGTTTCCGAGCTTCGATGATGTTAGGCGCGGAAAGGGGCTTGCGGCCGGCCACATGGATACAATCAATGGCGTGAGAAGGCCGTGTAGGCGTGAGAGTATGCGTGAGCAAAAAGGCGATGGCGCAACTATCGGCTTTTCAGGGGGTTTCGCGGGGAATGCGGCGGGCTGTAAATCTGTCGGGCCCTGCCCTACGGTGGTTCGAATCCACCTCTCCCCACCAGTCACTAAGTGCCGCAATTCCAAGGAGTTGCGGCACTTTTCGCGGACGGATGAACAGCGAATTGCCGCCCCGAAAACACGCCGTAAAGTCCGCCGAAGTCCACTCAGGCGCAGCGGAATCCGCGCAGAGTAGGCGTGTGGGTAGGCGTGAGTTTACGGGAAACCCCCGCAAACCGGCTTCTCGCGGAATGATTCGGCAACGGGGAATCTGTTCTGTGAAATAGGGCGTCACGCCATTGTATCGACGGCGGAATTGGCGGCTTGGGCGGGCCTGGGGAGCGCGGGGAGGTTTTGAAGCGCGGCGGCGTGGTCCTGCAGGGTGATATGGGTGTAGAGGCCCATGGTCAAATTGATGGTCGAATACCCCATCAAGTCCTGCGCGACCTTGGGATGAACGCCGCCTTTCGCCAGCCAAGTGCCGAAGGTATGCCGGAGGGCATGGAAATCGGCTTCCCGCCCGGCGGCGGCGCGATAGGGAATGGCGGGAACAACCGTTTCGCCCCGCGCCTTCTTTTCGGCGGCGACCGCCGGGCTGTCACCGGTCTCAAACAAATCCCGCCGCAGCATTTCCGCCCCGCAGTCGTCAATGGGCATGGGGAACGCCGGAGCGGACGGCAAGGCTGGATGGTCGACGAAATAGTCCCGGAGAGCATCGGCCAATTCGGGCCGCAGGGGAAGCACTGCCCCGCGCCCGGCTTTCTCGTCGGCGGCATCAAGGACGACGGTGGCCGGGATGCCAACCAGGTCAAACGACGCCCGCCGGAGGCTACGAAGCTCCGACCAGCGCAGGCCCGTCTCGGACGCCATGCGATACACCATCGCCCGGTCGCGTCCGGTCATGTCCCGAAACAGCCTGACGCTGGCCCCGGCGGCCGCCAACAACCGCGCCAGTTCCTCCGGCGACAGGGGTCGGCGTTTCTTTCGCACGTCCACCTTGGCGTTGACCTTCGCCAGATGCCGCAGGGGATGCTCCGGCAAACGCCGGTTCTTGACGGCCCAGTTGCAAAACGCTTTTGCGGCGACAAGGTAGCTGTTGCTGGTGGCAGCGCCCATGCCTTCGGAGCGCCGGTCGGCCAGCCATTGCTGGACGCGCCCGGCGTCAAGGTCGGACAGCAAGGCGAACCCGCATCCCTCGAACAGCCGAACGAGCTTGTTGCCGTCCTGCCTGACGTGCTGTTCGCAGCCGCCCTTGGCGGCAAGGGCGGCGCGGTAGTCGGCCACATGGCCGGGAAGGCCCTTGGCCGACGCGGCCCGCTCGCCATCAATGAAGCCGTGCCTGGACAACTTCGCCAAGGTGTCGGACGGCAGGGTATCCAGCCATGCCAGCAGGGCGGAATCGGGTCGCTGACCCGCCAGGCGAAGGTCGCACAGGGCTTCAAGCTTGCGGCCGAACTCCTCGGAAGCCCGCTTGTCGCGGAAGGCCCCGATGCGGCGGCGTCCGCTGCTTGGGGTTCGTACTTCGACCATCCAGTTCGTTGAATAAACCCGTTGGCCCTCGGGGTCTTTCCAATTGGCGCGATACAGGCGCATGATGATTCCTCCTGAAAATGGCGGCGCAAAAAAAAGTCGCCGCGGCGGTCAATGACGGTGGTTGTTTACCGTGCCGTCGCCGGACTTGCCAATTCTTTGACGATTCCCGGAACGCTTGAAAAACGATGTTGTTTCCAGCCATCATGGATTCGGCTTCCACCGTGAACGCGGCGGGCAACCGGCGGCGACCCACCGCCGGATCTCCTCGGCCCGCCACAGGGCGCGGCGGCCAAGCTTGACCGGAGAGGGTACGCGGCCGGAGGCCAGCCATTGATAGAGGGCGCTTCGGGATACGCTGAGCAACCTGGCGAGGCCGACGGCATCAAGTAAAAGCGGATTGGGGGATGTTGTTTCGGTCATGGTTTTCTCCATGAGTAGGCGGGCGCCATCGGACAAGAGCCGGATGGCGTGATGGGGGGGAGGGAGGGAAAAGCGAAAGGAACGGGGCCGTGACAAGGCCGGGAACGACCTTTGCGGGCGATTTGCGGGGTTTTGATGCGGAGGGGATACAACTCGGCGTGCTGTGAAAATCAGGCCAGCCAGGGGGCGGCTTTCAGGCGCTGAAACGTAGGCGATGGGGAGGCGATGGCCGATTCCGCGGGAATGGGCTGGTCGGCGGCGGATTCCAGTCGCCGCGCCTCGTCCCCGTCCCCATTTGATTGACGTGACTGCGGCAACTGACGGGACTGAGGCGACAAGTCACCCCACTTGCCCCACTCGCCGCAGTCACAGCGGTCGCCGGGGGACGGGGAGGCTTCCGCGGCAACTGGCGCGTCATGATTGTCGTCGTCGCCGGAAAGGCTCCAGAAGCTGCGCGACGGCATTCCGTCCCGCTTGACGCGGGCGCCGATGCGCTTGCGGGAGCGTTGCAACTGGCCTTCCGAAAATCCAGCCGCCTTGCCCGCCCCGTAAATCTCGGTTGACGCCTTCTCCCCGCTTCCAAGGAACGCTTCCAGCCACTCGTCCACGGCGGCGGTCGCCGAGGAACGCGGGAGCGGGCGGCGCGCGTCCTGGTTCAGCATATCGTCAATGTCGGCTTCGACGGGCGAGGGGTCCCAATCGACGAAAGGCGGGTCGCAAAACCCGTTGATGGAGTAGGCGAGGCCGGTCTTGTCGTTGCCGAGGTTGTTCTTGACGGGCAGGAACACGCGCCGGTCGCGGTCTTGCCTGTCCTTGGCGACGGCCCACACCGACCGGGACGCCGCGATGAAGGCAAGGCTCCCGGTGGCTCGGTAGACGGCCTGCCCGGAGCCCTTGTTGAGATGGGACACGGCCAGCACCGCGGCCCCGGTCTGACAGGCCAGTTCCGACAGCGGGGCAAGCGCCTCCCTGACGTCCGAATTTTTATGGCTGTCGATCCCGGACATGAACGCGGTCACCGGGTCGATGACAATGAGCCGGAGATCGGGGAGCATGGCGGCGCACCGGGCCAGCTCGTCCAAATGCTTGCCAAGGGAAAACAGCCGCCCGTGATCCACCGCCGCCATGACCGCGATTTTCGCCATATCCGCCCGCGCCGCCCGGAGGCGGGGCTTGATGGTATCGCCCTCGCCATCTTCGGCATTGAGGAGCATTACCCATCCCGCGCCCGGCGATGGCGCCTCATCCGGCCAAGTTCTTCCCGTCGAGACCCGCGCCGCCAAGTCGCAAGTGATGAATGATTTTCCCAAACCGGGATCGCCGACAAGCATATTGAGTTTGCCCAGGGCAATCCGCTTCGGCCAAAGCCAGCGGATGGGTTCTTCTTCCACGGCGGTCATGATGGAAAGCCTCCAGCCAGGGGTTTGATCGGGGTTTGAAGGTTCTACGGTCGCCGATGCGCAAGACCCCGCCTTGGCGAGCAGGGCGGACATATCGACCAGCGGCGGCTCCGCCCTGGCCGGAATACCCTTCGGCTCGGTCATGCCTTTTTTCAAACCGCTTTCGATGGTCGCGGCGACCTCTGTTGGTTCAAGGCCGCATGACAATCCGGCCTTGGCAAGTTCCGAACGGACAAATGGCTCCGGCAACAGGCCCCCGCCGACATAATGCCCGAGTTTGACGGCGGCAACGTTCAAGGTGTCATTGCGGGTGGATTCGACCGCCTGTGCCACCGTGGCGCATTCCACAGCCAGCGCCTTGACCGCATAAGGGTGCAAGCCATCACCGGGAATGGCTGATGCTGGCCGGCCGAACGTTACCGGAGCGGATTTCGGAACATGGCGATTCAAAGCCGCCGCCGTGTTCAACATGAACTCGCGCTCGTCCGCCGTGACGACGGGCAAGACGGTGAAGCACCCCTGGAACAACTGATAGCCCGGCGTCGGGTCGCAAAGGAAAACAGCCCCGGTTCCGCGGGTCTCAATGAGCTTGCGGCCTTCTTCGGTTCTCGCCAGGACGCAAGTGGGAAGCGCGGGCGCGTCTGGGCAACGGTAGGCAACATGAACGCCTCCGGAAGGGCTTCGCTCAATGACCAGGCGATCAAACAGTTCTTTGGGAATGACAGCCGACCAGTCAGGAAAGGCCGCGCCGCCCTCGTCGAAGTCGATGCACTCGGTGTTTCCGGACACGGGACCGCAGACGATGCAAATGCCTGGCGCGCCCTGAAACATTTTGGCCGTCGCTTCCTCGTCCGGGCGGGTATCCTCGTAGGTTTTCCACAACCCCGCTGGACGTTTTTCACCCGCCACGGTGGGGAGAACGCATAAACCCACCCGATGGTAGGCCAGCGCCGCGTCAAGGATGGGCAAACCCGGCGGGGTTGACGCCGATGGCAATGACGGGGGTTGCGCGGGGATGCCGCCATGCGGCGGCGCAAGGATTGGCTCGTCAATCATGGCCTTGGCCTCCTAAATTTTTTGGGGGTTGCGGAAACGCCGCCATGCGGCATCGGGTTTGGCGAAATGATTGCCATATGCTTCCTTCATGCGAAAAAGACGGCGGCTTGCGCGCACCCCGGCCGCCGGCGGGAGATCAATCTGGCAAAGGGTCAAAATGATCCTTTGCCACTTTGACCGGCGCGCCCGGCCCTTGCCGCCTACTCCCCAAGCGACGCGATCATGGCCTTGGGGTCGCCCAGGGCCGCGCCGTAGTTGTGGTTAATCCTCCAGGTGAAGGCCAGCCTGTCCGGATAGGCCTGAAAGCCCAAGGTCTCCACCACGGGCGTCTCCCGGCCATTGAGGAAGGCCACGACCACCGGGACGTGCACCGGGCTGGCGGCGAGATACCACCGCTTCGGCGACGCCTCCGGGAACTTCCCCGCGTTCTGGATGCGCGCGTCCACCACCAGGTCGAGCGCCCCCTTCAAGGCGTTGCCCGACGGCCTGACCCTTTCTGTCTTCTCCATGCCGACGGCGATAAGCGCCTCGGAGTTCAGGATTTCAAGGGCGGCGTTTTTCAGGGACGGCGGCACGATAAGGGCGGTGGCCTTGAAGTCGAGGTCGTTGCCTTCGCCGTCCCGTCGGGTTTCCAACTTCTCGATGGCCCGCGCCAGGCTGTCGGCGGTCAGGCAGGAATCGGGGCCGTCCAGCAGATTGTCGTTGGCCTTGGAGAAATGATCGCCCCCGTTGGCCAGCACTGTCCGCCACACCAGGTCCGACAGCGACCTCGAAGCCGCCCGGCCCATGCCGTCGACGGTGTAGCTGAACGCGCCAAGGTCGTCGTTCTCGATCATGCGCCTGTCCAGGCCAAGCACTCTGCCGAAGGTGGACGCGCTGAAGGCGATCCGCGGCTCCTCGGCCATGATGCCGTGCGCAATCTCCCCGCCCTGAGCGACCGGGGCCAGGGACTTCAAGGCCGACAGCCGAAGGTAAAAGTGCTCCCGGAAGTCGGGCACCGACACCACCCGCGCGAAGGAGCGCCACGAGCTGTCGGCCTCCTGGTAGGATTGGAGCAGGATGCGCCTGGCCACGTCGCCGGCGATGTTCGGCAGGGACACTGTGCTCAAGGCCGCGCGGATGACATCGCCTGGATCGCGGGGGACATCGGCGCCAGCCCCGGCCAAGGCTCTTTGGGCGAGGTCGAAGGCCCGCAGGGGGCCATAATGCCTGGCGGCGGCGATATGCTCCTTGCCGACCACCGACTCGCCCAGGTCCGCGCGTCCGGCCCGGATGTAAAACGACGCGGCGAGCTCCTTTTCCGAACAGCCGGTCAATCCCAGCTTCTGGCGGTTGACCTGCCAGGCCAATACCCCGGCGTCCGGCTCCAGACGGGCGGCGCGGAGGCGGCCCAGGACTTCCCTTCCGGCCCGGTCGGCCGACCAGCCGTTCTCGATGGCCGCGGCCTCGATGTCGGCGTATTCCTCGCCGCAGACCTCCCGGATGCCGGCGATCCGCATCCGTTCCGCCTTGACCGCTTCCGAAGTGCCGGAGGCTTCAATGGCGGGCATTTCCTCAATGACATTGGCTTCGCTGTCCATGACCTTCCCCTTTTCAAGCCGCCAGCGGGCGGCGATTCTCATTCCGGTGTCCGAATCGGCCCCCACGGCCACGACCGACACCTCCCGCAACTTCGCCTGCTTCACCCAGTAAATCGGTCCCCTGAACTCCTTGCCGTTGACCCGTGCAACACTGCCGAAAGGCACCTCCTCGACCTCCTGGGGATCGGCCCCGATGGACAGCTGCCATTCGGTTCCGGATCTGGCCTGCGCCACGATGCCCTGCGCCTCCGGCCCGGCGGCGGTGATGGCGCCGTCGATGAACAGCCCGCCCGCCTCAATTCTGGCCTTGACCTCGCCCAGGCGGGAAGCCACCCGGTTCTCATGGTCGGCCAGGAGCGGCAAGCTGTCCGGCAAGGTCAATCCCGCCAAGTCCACCACCACGGGATGCTTCCAGCCCGGAAGGCGCATCGCTCCTCCCGAATAGGCCCGGCCGCTTATCCGGGCCGGCGCCAAGGCCGGCGTGTCAACGTTTTCAGTCATGGCGTTCCTCCTGATTGGTTTGGTTTTCGCAATTTGGGGTTTTCCGTTTTCGCCGCTGTCGTCTGGTCATTCGGGTTCCTCCAACAGATAGCCGGAATAGTCGCCGTCGCCGTCCACCTCAGGCACTTCCGAAGTGCCAAACAGCTTTTGCCGCACCAAGGCCCGGTACTGCCCCACCGTCACCCCCAGGGCCTTCGCCGCCGCCCGCGCCGATGTCTCATAGTCCACCCCCCTTCTTGACTGCTCCTCCGGAATCGACGAACACCCCGAAGCCAGCCGGATCATCGCGGCGTTGGCCTCCTTCAAGGGATCGACATGCTCCATGCCGTCCCAGAACCAGCGGTGGGGAAGGTTTCTCGCCAGGGCGTCGCCCGTGATTACCCAGGCCGGAGGGATGACATCGGCGACATAGGCCAGTTCGCGGGCGAAGGCCGCGAACAGCGGGTCGAGCACCCGCGCCGCCGTCTCGTCCTGATCCACCCGGATGGCCTTGAAGTAGGTTTGATGGTCAAGGCGGCCGCTGGCGTAGTTGTAGCCCGATGAATTGCCCGCGGCGACGTTGAAGGGCATGTTGAGGCAGCGGGCGATTTCGTTCAGAATCTCCCTCTTGAACTCGGCGTAGGTGGAAGCGGGCTGCTTGGGGTCG